AACATATCGCCCTTGGTCTGCTCGTAAAATTCCTTTGCTCGTTCTAAAATATTCATGTACTAATTGTCGCTCCTAATGCGACCACTTTCCATGCAGATCCATCGCTTACTGCGACTGTGGCTGCACCAGAGTTTCCATCGGTTACATAAATCATTTGCCCGGCTGGAGATGCGGATGGCACGCCACTTACTGCGTATGATTTTAGTGTCATTATTGTGCCACTAATCGTACCACCTGTCAGAGCAACTGCATTGCTCGCTTGTGTGGCTATTGTGCCTAGTCCAAGTGCAGTCCTTGCTGCCCCTGCACTTGTTGCTGCCGTGCCTCCATCTGCAATTGCAATGGGTGAGGATAGACCACTAATCGTGCCTCCTGTGATGTTTACATTTCCTTCACTAATTGCAACTGTTGGTTCACCAAGTTGGTTAAGTGAAGAGGCATCCACGGAAACGCCTGTGGCAAACGTAAATCCTCGTGTAACTGTTGCGGTAATTGCCATCTATGCAACTTCCCTTCTTGCATTTGCCCCTACCCCAATTGCTTCCAAACTTACATGTCTAAAGCTTGGTCTGCCTGCGGTTACATTGATTTCTACTTCTGCACCATACCCACGGGTACGCCCCGTACCAAAGCGGAAGAGTGCTTCTTCTGTGCCGTCTGCGGTGTGGCTCAAAACTGTTGTGCTTGAGTCTGGGTCTAGTGTGTTGACCTTGATATTAAATGCATCTGCATTAACTGTGTTTGCACCCAACTGTCCACGCTTCCAACTCTTCACGCTAATGTCTCCAAAGGTGAATGAACGTGTGACAAGCTTGCCTGCAATTGCAGTTGTGCCAGACTCAGATGTACTGCCTATTTTGCGACCACTATCATCAATGGAGTTTTCTTCCATGAGATAAAACCCGGTATCATTACATGCGAATAACCTACGTCTTGTTGGTGCAGATCCATGCGAGCAGATTACCCAATCATCTACATGAAATGCTAGACTGCCTGACATTGCCGGGTAACTGTCAACACTAGTCCATGTGCTTGTAAGTAGGTTGAACACGAAAATTTTATTTGGTACTGTTGAACTACCTGTGGGTACTGCAAGATAGTATTTATTATCATACACGATACCACATGCAGTATCTGCTGCTGCGAAGTTAACCTCATCAAATTGATCCTGTATAGGTCTGGTCATGGGTATGGTTTCGCCACTTACTTTACTTATAGCTACTCCAAGTCCTTTTGCAGGGTCTGTACCGGGTGACAAGACGATGACCCCATTATCTGATAAGAAGAATGTTTGTGGCCCAGACTGTGCAATTGATTTGCGTGCCACACAACCATGCTGACGAGTAATCTCGTAAGTGTTGGCTGCGCTAGTTGTGGCAATGTTATTAATCATATGGATGCTATTACGCATAAACACGATTAACTGATCTTCTTGGTAAGGATAAAAGCCTACAAGAAAATCTGCACTTCCTTTATTGATTCTAAATTGTGAGTCAGCAGCGTAGTAATTATCTGTGTCTAACAAGTCAGACATGATAATGGAATAGTTACTATCTGTGGGTTGTGGAATAATTAAGCGATTGCGAAAGAATACACCATAATCTGTGTTTGGACATTGTATGCGTCCAGCACCTGGGCTTGCATTTGCCTTAACCACAAAGTCATTGCTTACATCTCCATCCCATTCAAGTGGTGTTTTATTCTTACCACGAAACAAGATGAGTTTTTCTAATGCCTGCACGAAGCTCGCGCCATCTGCCGTGGCCACAACTTCACTACCTGGATAATCAATGTCGATACCTGAGTTGTTCGCATCATTCCAAAGGATTACTTTATCCTTGGTGGCAACTACCACATATTCATTTCCTGTTGCCGGATCGGAGTAGAGTGTGGATGCAAAGACCATCTCATTTGTACCATTGTAGCTAAGTGTTACTGCACCAGCTAGAAAATCTATACCTTTGCGTACCTCTGCAAGATCACCAATCAAGCGCATATTCTCGCTTGTCTGTACAAAGCCCGGTTCTAAACTTGTTGCTTCTTGGTATGAATCAATACCACGAAATCCACGATCTCCGTCTGTAAGAACTTGGTCATCTAATCTACCTGATGTGCGATAACGTGCCATTCACTTGTTCTTAATTTCTAGGTAGAGTTTTCTACCCATGTAAATAATGGTAATGACACCTGCGATGCATCCGAATAAATCATCTAGATGTGACAGACCAAAAGTGGCAACTGTACCACTCATGCCAAGAATTGCAGTGCGATCTATCATTAGAAAAGCCAATCTAATATGACGATGCCAACGACAAGTGATGCAAATATGGTTATCATTTTAGCTTTTTTCGACATGTCCAAGAACTTGTCTTTTAATAATTCAAGATTTCTCATTTCGGGAGGGAGGTTTTACGGGGAATGGTGCGCGAGTTTGATGTTTGATCGCTTCGGTTTGAGAGCATTGACGGGCAGTGCGTTTTGCCACGAAGATAGGTATGGCAAGGTAGCCACCGAGGAGGATGGCCGCTCCGATTAGAATTTTCTTTATGTAGGAGGTGAAGGCATCAAAGCCAGACTTGTGACTCTCCATGCCCTTTGCCACTAACTCACTCACATCTCCGTGTGTAAGTAAATCAAGCTTTTCTTCTGCTTCGATGAGGGCATCTTTGTTTTTAAGTGCTTCGCCAGCAAGTACACCAGCACCAGCACCTAATGCCGCAGTACCTGGGCCACCTAGACTACCTACTCCACCACCAGCTATACCGCCAAGTGTTGGGTAGATAGAGCGCATCGAGCATCCTGTGAGGCACAACGCCAATAATAGTATGGCGGTGTAAATCATTCGGGTTCGTCAGGAGTCCATTCGTCTGTTGCTAGGATTGCGAGTATTTCGGAATGAGTGTATTGCGTTTTACCCACTAAGAATGAAGGTGTTGTGTCGGTATCAAATTTAACAAATGTTTGCGTGCCAGCTACATTGTAACAAACTGTGTCTGCACTCATCTCATCGACTTGACTAAAGTCCACGGAGTCTACTTCATCCGTATTTATTATGACATATTTTCTACTCATAATTTATTCTGGTACAGAGTCACTATAAGTTGCTCCGTTAGGATTTGTCATATTACCCTCTCCTGACCCTGTATTAACTGAACCTTGATTCACTACTGTGCCAATAGTGTCAGTATCCTCTGGAGTACCTCCACCTGAGTCCGTATCACCTGTACCATCACCATTTCTCCACCATCCTTTTGGACTAAGTGACGATATGTCTGCTGGTACTCCGTCATTGTAAATTGCAGTTATATTGGTTGAGGATAATGCAGAGTGGAAAACACTAACTTCATCAATCTTACCATTAAATTGGTTTGCAGATGAATATAGCATACCACCAATAACAGTTTGGGTGTAGGCTATTGTGCCTGTCGTTACTGTTTTTGAACCTTTATCTGCTCCATTGAAATAAACCTGTGCTGAATTCGAAGTAAAAACAACAGCCACATGATACCATGTGCTTGCAGAAATTGATGTATTAGTGAAGGGATCATTCCAACCTGACCCATAGGTGTTAGCGACTATTTGTGCATCAGTTCCTGTGCCTCTTATTCCTATAGCTCTATCTTTACCACTTTGCCGTGCATCTGTTAAACTAAACATATAATCAAACGCACTATTACCAGGCAACGAAGCACTATTAAACCATAAGGAAATTGTACAATCACCTGATGTTGCTAGGTTAGATTCGTCCGTGGTTAAATAGTCATCCGTACCATCAAATGATCCTGAGAGTAAATTAAATCCACCACCACCACCTGCAAGCCTGCCACTTGAAGTCGCAGCTTTACCTCCACCTAGTCCTAGACCAAGCGATATGGTCGAACTTCCCATACTAAATGTTGTAGGCAATTACTGCACCACTTGTAAGATCGATGCTTGTGAAGTTTCCGTAAAGTACAGTTCCGGCAGCAAGCTCAGTTGCATCCTGTCCTGTGCAAATATCATCTAAGTTTGTAATGTTACTTACTTGTGCTGCAAGTACAGTTGCTTCTGTTGCTTGGATAGCAAACCATTTGCCTGTGTGAACATCAGTATCATTGATGTACTCGCCTCCATTTAGTCCTAAACCTCTGTATTCTGATGCCATAATGTTTGTTCCTTTTATGCCGATGAAACGGCAGTTGTTCCGTAAGTAATAAATTCAACTGGTTGAGTCTGTCCTTCTTGTCTTTCGAGTTTGTCTAACTCGCTTTGTAAAAT